TTATGCATTTTTACCATAATGTATCTTATTATTAGCCTAAGTTCCGGGGGAACTTAAGCTATCATTATTTTATGTAACTATTTATTTAACTATTAAATCATTATTTCTCTTCCGGTGGCAGAGGAGGTACAAAATCACTCAGCACATCATCATACTCCCTCTCTGACAGAGGGACGCTCTGCACCGCATTGTATGCGGCATAATCCGGATAGGAAATGATCTCCGCCGTGCTCTCATCCGTCTTTCCGGCAACGAGGATAACACCTGTATTCTCCACCGATACAAGATTGCAGATGCCATCGGCAAAATCAGCATCGGAAAGATAGTATTCGCGTTTGACCGACAGAGCACCGGGACGTAGTCCATGCCTGTCAAAAATGACCAGCAGACCACCATCATCAAGCCTGCGGCAGTTCTTGTACCCGTGCCCGTCAAACTCCGCAACGACACACCCCGACAGGACTGTGCGGTAAGTGAACCGGAAGGGAGTATTCACATCCCCGTTCAAGTTCTTCTCTATGATTTTAAAATCGGACTGATAATTGATTCTCATAACTATAATATTGATGTTACATCGTCTATCTCCTCGGCTGTCAGGTATCCGTTCAAGTCAACACTTCCGCCACCTCCTGTCGTGCCTGTAGGACTCCATGCCCCCTTTATCTTGCATTCATATATAGGGCCCGGTATGGTATCCCCCACAACAGCCCAGTCACCTACAACAGGAGATGGAACAGCCTCTTCCAGCAATTTAAGAGTAGAAAATAATCCCTTGTTGCGGATACCGTTCTGCTTGATCTTCTCCACTTCAGTGGAGGTCTTGCTGAAGTTGTTGTTAAGCCGATCTGCCGCCTCACTCCAAGTACCTGTTTTATTGATCGAATTAAGTTCCATATCACTTTATTTTATTTGGGCAATATGCTCTGATCCCACACAATCTCAGAACCTTTAACCATAATTATTCGTCCACCCATAATCTGGGTTTGATATATATAACCGTCACTTCCTCTTTGCTCGACAACCATACTGTCCGGGCGAAAATACAATACATCACTATTGGAAGGGTCATTCATAAAAATACGGGGAACCATACCATTCAATCCATATTGAAGGGATATATCTAAGAGCGAATTACCATCATTATCATGAATATCAATTGACGGTCTCCCATATTCATCCTCAGGGAATATGGTTATCTCGTAACCTGACGGTGAGGAAACTTTCACTTTCCCGACAAATTCAGGATTTCCATCTGCATCCCATTTAATGTTCCCATTGGCAAGCTGCCCGGAACCATCCTCATTCAACAGTATCTTACCATTGGCTATTTCAATTTTTCCCCGGAAATATCCGCCCAAAGCATAGATATATCCTCTCAAAAATACATCACCGCCATGAGTGGCAACGAAGTTTGCCATGTTCGCCCATTCCGCATCCGTAGGCTGGTAATTAGGATCATTACGGAACCTCATCACGGTAAGAATCGCCTGTTCAAGTTTTCCTCCTGCCCAAAATGCCACATCATCATCATCATTGTATATGCCGCTAACTCCGGCTGTAACCTTTTGCATCTTACCATCTTTGTAGTTGCCCAGTTGAATCATATTGGCAAGAATCAGACCACCAAGAATATCCACAGAACCATCTTTGATCGAACTGGCGATATAATTGATTGACTGAAAACCGGCTGTTGCCTTGTCGTTATCCAAAATGGACGGTTTCCAGTCTGTGGCAATGGTCCCTCTTTCTAGTTGAAGGTCACAAACGGTTGCGGTACCGCTAAGCATAAAAATACCTGTACCGTTAAATGCGAACTTGAAAGTGTATCTTTGATAACCGGACGTAAGAGGCTGAGTTGTGCTGAAATCACCACACGAAACAGCCACAGACACACCTTTAGCTTTAAAGGATATAACATAGTTCTCATTTTTAATCAATGATACGGATTGGGACAAACTACCGATTGCAGCAGAATACCCAGAGCCGGCAGTACTGTCCGCGGATACGGTAGCCACACCCGTCCAATACTTTAATTGTTTACTATACAAATCGGTATCAGCAGACAATTGAGTATCAGAGGACAATGTTTCACTCTCATAATCTCCGGTAAACCCGGAGTTACGCAACAGATTGACCGAGCCGACAGCCGCATTGTCTATCGCATCCTGAGCCTTTTGGGCCAAATCGGCAGCCGCCTGTATCTCATCCGGAAGCCCTTCCATGTTACGCCATCCGGTGGAACCCTGCTCGATATGGAACATACCCTTGATATCAACACCGCCTTTTTGTGTATAACGGATGTAAGTGCTCTCATCCTTGGCACCGATATAGGCATCACCATACACATTGATATAGGCGTGTCCGGTGGACTTGTCAAAGCCCAACCCGATGACTTCTTTCCCGGCAAGAGAGAAAGAGTTGATACCTTGATAGAAAATAATGGAAGGCGAAGTTTCATTAACAGAAGAAAGGATTATAGCTGCCTGACGGGTGATATCCGTCAAGTGTCCCAAACCAATAATATCATCACCGGCAACCGGGATATCACTGTCCTTATCGGCATTGGTTTTGCTCAAATCAATATAGTCAGATCCTACACCTGTCACCTCACGCCAGTAGTAGCGGTTGGATACATTGTGAGATGTTCCTTCTTTAATGTTAAATTCTTGGGCTAATGCTAATGTACCGACTGTAAATTCGTTATTGATTGTCACTCCATCGACTTCCGACAAAAAGAAACAGCGGTAGCTCTCATCAAGTTCCTCCACACGGACACACTTCATTCCGGCCGGAGATATGATCTGTTCACCACCAACATGCGTTTTCTTTTTCACTTCAAGTTCATCAAAGACAGCCTTAATCTTCACATAAAGCCGGTCAACAACGGCTTGAGAGGTACCATCTTCCAGTACAGTAATTCCACTACCATTCTTACCAACCAAAAAACCTTTCAGGAACGTGATCAGCTCATTGGCAGTGTCTTCTTTATCTTTGCGTAAAAAGTATTTGGTGAGCTTTTCTATATCAGAATTATCCATGTTTTCTAGAATCCCGATAAATATGCGCCCAATTCTTTCAGCTGTATTCTCTCCTTCTACAGATGCGTTTCTTACTTGAAGAGCCAGTTTCTTTAATATGTCAACAGAATCGCTCATTCTCCTATTACACGAAAAACAGTTCTATTAGATTTTAATTTCCCTTCACCGTTATAAAGTGGCATACAGCATTCTTTTAGGTAAAGCACGCATTCTTTCAGGTAGCGGTCAGCTATACTACATGCATCGCTATACACCATCATCTTTTCCTTGAATACTGTATGACTGCTATATTCACCTTCCTTGTTCACGAAGCCGAAACGGGATACATTTCCATCTCCATTTTTGACAATACAGGCATAGGTATAATAAGCCAAAGCTACGCGAAGTCCAGTGATGATTATCTTCTTTTTACATTTAGTTTCATAAGTACCTCCGTCAAGCAGTAGCTGGTATTTTTCAGGATTTTTTTTCACGTCAAGGAACAGTTCGTCTCCCAACGCTGATTTGATGTAGATATTCTCCGACTCACGGATGTAGGTTTCTATCTTGTCAGGATCGAGATGTACAGACATTCCGCGAGACAAAGCCGATACCTCATCTGTTGTTATTAGATACTGCTGCATTTCGTACATACTTTAATGGTTCCACACTATAATCATTAGAGGGGTTGACTACTTCATACCAATAGCTGAATATACGGCTAAAGGTACGCTCTATTAAGCGTTGTTGCTTGCTTACGATAGAATTGTAATACTCGAAAGCATCTTCCAAAATATCGCCTGAGAATCCGACTTTACCAATACGGATGCAATACCATGGCTCTTGGCCATAAGCTGAATAAATACGTTCAACCACACTTGCGTCAGTAACGGTAAATTCTTTGTCGTAATTTTGTGAGTTCAGATTTATTATTTCAGGTTTTTCCTCATCGCTTTCTAAAGTAACTTCCATAATCTTTCCTGCATTCGTATCACCTTGCAACTGGATGAGTGTATTTGAGAAACTGTCGTCATCGTCTGTATCTTTCACTTCGTTGCCTTCTTCGTCAAAGGTTATGTTCGATCCCTTTTTGGTGAATACCATAGCGCCAGGGAAGAAATTATTTCGTACATTTCTGTACTTGACATTGGACAGCCCTTCATCGGTACTCATTTCTGTAGCCACCCGGTCACCTTTCCCGACAGGATAAGTATTTTTCCCGGCCATTGACACCCATAGGATTTGACCTTTGTAGTATTCAATGCCTCCGGCTGCTTCTATTTGAGCCAGTATCACATCTTTTTTGGGGTTAAAAACATCTATGTAGTCGATGTTTTCTTTCTTGACCTGCAGAGCTTTCCCTTTACGTGTCTTCTTTCCGCTCCAGTCTGGATGCACTGCTATTTTTGCCACATAACCGTTTTCATCTTCTTCCATTAGCCGGCAGTTTTCAAAGGGTATATGATGTAGTTCTACAATGTCACCCAGTATATTGTAATTGACGTGCAGGGCAATACCGTTCATGTCCGCCATATCCTTACACACAAGGGAGTGGATATCGTCAACAGTGTCACCCTTACGGTTTACCACATATTCCGATAAAGCAACCTCACGGAATCCGTTTCCTTCGATAAAGTCAGCGAAACGGTCTGAGCATTCGGATCCTGTAGAGCTTGCAGCAATAATATTTTTTAATGTTTGCGGATACAGGTTGTCCTGTCCGTATGTTTGAATTCCAAGGCTTTGTAGGTAGCTTGTATCAATGCGGTTATTGCTTTTCTTTTTTAAGTCTTTTACTCTCATGTCCGTGAGGATTATATTCTTTATTCTTTTTCGTTAACTTTATCTTCGTCTTCTCCCTGCATTGCGCTCACAATTTCAATGGCCTTGCTTAGATGCAGATTCAGAGCTTTTTTACTGATCTTCTTGCCGTTGATTTGGAAATCTTTCAACGTATCGGTCACGGATTCTTCAGAAACTCCGTCTTGTAATGATTCTACCATTGAATCAAGCAGGCTTTGATTGTATACACGTTTGTTGATACGTTCTTTCCAGTCCGTAGGTACATGGGCGAAATAAATTTCACCTTTCGGATTTTTGGCAAGATACTTTTCAGCAACTTCATCAGTGAGATTGTCATTAGTGTACATTTCACTGCTTCCAAACTCCGGCTGAAGTAGGACACCATTCTTTAATCTATAATTACATTTTTCTTTCATACGGTTATTCTTTTTGATGTAAACAGTCATTTCGATTACAGCATCGCGATAGCAGTCGTTACACGATGTCTTGGTGAATTCTTTTCCCAACACTTCCTTGTACAATCTTTCTATCTCTGATTTATCAGAAGAAGAGTAGGAGGGTAAGCCTCCTAACTCCTTTAATTTATCAACCACTTCTTTTAACTCCATAATCATTCAGATGGTTTTGTCAGTGTTTCAACAAGTGTTTTTGTCGCATCATAAGATGTCTTGTACAAGAATAATGCTGATTTGGGAACCTTCGTTTCTTGCAAAGAGATACTCCATCCCCCTTCCGTTTCTTCAGAGTACTTGTCATTGCCAATCTCTGCGGCTTTCAAACCTTGGTAGTAACCGTATACTTGGAAAGCTGAATCTCCTGGATTCTCGGTTTTATTTAACCCTTTGGCTTTATTTTCCAAAACAATGACAAACTCACCATTAGCGAGCCCGTCAATAATGTCATTGCATACATCGGGGTCATTTGCTAATACAACCATGTTCACTGTGTTAGTGAACGTGTTACGATAGGTTCCTGTTGCCAAGGCTGTATTAGTACCAGTAAAGGGGGTTGCACCGAATACCTGTACCTTGTAACCTTTTTTACCTGTTTTCAGTGCAAGAGTTTCGATCACATTCTTACGGGTTGCGTTGAAAGTAACCGCACCGAAATCCACTTCTGCACGATTCATTATTACGCCCTCCTGTTCCAATCCTGGAACAATAGGATCATCGCACGATGGTGCGATGTCCTTCTTGATAGTTATGTCACATACTGCCATGTTACTCATTTTAATAAGCGATTTGGAATAAATTATCTTCTCCAATCAGACAGCCCAAACGACCTGCGGAATAAGCCTTGGTTACACGTTCGTCCTGATTGAACCACAGTTCTAGTTCGGAGATGATTTGACCTGCAGGAGAACCTACGAACATTTGCTTTGGCGAACCGAATACCGCACGGTGAGGAAGGTTCAGCTTGGTCCCATTGTTTTGGTACTGCATGATCATTCTGTCCCAAATGGACACCTTGTAGATAGGCGTTCCATTGTACTCAGAAACTTCCAGTCCTTTGAATATCTGTTCCCATTCGAGGATAAGCTTGTATTCACGTTTCAGATCTTTTGTCAAGGCATCTGCAAGAGATTTTGTTACGTAAAGGGCTGTACCGTCAAGACCTGATATGCGCGGATCAGCAGAGTCCAGAATAGAATCGAATATACCAATAGCGACACCAGCTTCCTTTATCTTGCTTAGCTGCAGAGCTGTTGACGCTTCGTCATTGGCTGCGATTTTAGTATGCTGGGCTTCACTGGCCGCTCCTATGGCGAACAATTGTTTCCATAAGCCATTACAGGGCTTGAATAGTTCCACATCTACTCCCGATGTTATTTGTCCGGAAGAATCTGTGTCTTTGGCTTCCTTATCTCCAAACCATATAAAACGCCAAAACATACGTTTGATAGCTCTGTCCAAGGCAGGATAGATAATAACATCCATAATATCCGTAGAGGTCAGATCTCCGATATCAGAGCCTGTTTTCAACGCATACTCGGCAATGGTATTCATAAAGTCCTCGTAGCACCATTTTAACGGAGTAGACCAGTCGCCAATATCCCATGTCTTCTCAGCAGCTTCGATTGTTGGCGTTTTATATGTCGGATTACATTTGGCACCAGCCCAACCGATATCACTCATTTCTCCTGTCCATCCGAGTTTTTCGCCATTTGCGACGTTTTGTCGGAAGGTAAAGAACTGTTCCAAGGTTTCATCAACAAAATTGGTTAGGACTAAAAGGTCTCGTAAGTCTTTTACCGCCCCATTGTCTTTTGTTAGATTTTTTACTGATTCTAAGATTTCCATACTTGATTACTTTTTTTGATAACGATTTTTGTTCTTTTCTCGGGCTTCTGCAAGTTTTTTCTGTATGATTCCAACAGGTGCAGCATCATTCTTTTTGCTGTTTGTCGGCTGCACACGTCCTGCTGGGGTATATTTGCTGGAAGCTGCTTTGGTAAGTTTGTCTATGCCTCCTGCATCCTTAACGGCAGCTAATATCTTTACATCTTCTTCGCTCTTGGCGTTTTCCTTTAGCTCTTTATTCTCCGCTTCAAGTTCGTCAATGCGTGCTTTCAATGCATCGACATCTTCATCTTCACTTCCAGGCTCTTTGATTTCTGTAATTACCCCGTCCTGTACTACTACAGTACGTCCGTCTTCTAAAACATGTTCCCCGTCTGGTGATGCGGGATCGCCCACTTGGATTTCTCCTTCTTCACGTTCAACATTCAGTTCGTCACCTGTGGATGTGGTAATTACTAATCCAACAGTGGGTACATCTTCGATTTTTGCGTAGCCACACTTTTTTAATAAGCGGTCTAACAAGGACTGTGGTACAGCCGTTTCTTTTCCTTTTGTCATTCCTTTAGGGTTTTGATTAATATTAAGTTCTACTTTTGCCGATATTGCAGGTACAATGGATGATATGAATCCCAGTTCTATTGCTTTTTCCGGAGAGAACCAGCTGTCTGTAGCCATTTGGGCTTCTAGAACTTCACGTGTTTTTCCTGTCCGTTCTGTATAGAGGGCCAACATTTTTTCTTTATCCGAGTTCAATTCATTGATCATAGCTTCCATTTTGGCTACAGTAAGTATCCCGTTAGGCGCACTGCCGTAATATGGGCTATGAATAAGTAATTCGGAATGAGCGTATGCTGTCCTTCGTTCTAATGGAGCGGCAAGAAGTATCACAGTGGCCATTGATGCGCATCGTCCTACTACCTTACACGATATTTCCTTTCCGGAAGCACGTAGGGCATCATAGATGGCATACCCTTCTACACAGTCTCCGCCGCATGAGTGTATCTCTACATCTATCCGGTTGTCGTCTGATGGCATCCAGTCGATAAAGTATTGTATGTCGGAAAACGATACACTGTCTTCACCTGTGAGCCAATACTTGTATTTATCAGTATCAGGAGCTATGTCTTTATTGATGAATAATTTCGCCATATATAATCTATTTTGAAGCAAAGGTAAAAAACGGTATATGGCTATAAGAATTTCAGAACATAATAGCACTGACACGCTTTGTCAGTAAAAAAAATAGGGGGAAGAATAATCTTCCCCCTTATTGAATTGAAACGTCAACGGACAACCTGTCAATGACTCTATAGATGGTCCTTTCTGAAATGCTGTATTCATCTGCCAGGTACTGCATGATATATGCCTTTTTATGACCTTCAGCCGTAAGACGGGTGTAGTCTTTATACATTCCCAGGTATTTAATATCTGATGCATCTAATGACATTTCAGACATTATCCTAAGAGTGTTCCTGTTTATATATAATAGTTCGTATGCTTTCATAAACTACCGCTTTCTTCTATGTATTTAATTCTATTCGCAACTGAAGTAAACTCTTCTACAGAAACGACAGGGGCAGGAGCCATCATCATTCCTTTGGCGACTGCTCTGGCCAGCATATCTTCGCCTAAAGTTTGATTATTCGTTGCTGTTACATTAATAGGTACACCTCCACCCATCATATTGAAGGATGATAGGATAGGGGCGAACATGGACGTAGCTTTGGCGGTTATAACGGATTCTCCATTCGACAACTGTGCCGGAATACTGTCGCTCGTTCCTGTCCCCGGTCCTGTAACCAAACCACCTTCTGCAAATTTAGCACTTTTTACTATCTTAACAGCATTTGCAATGTTAGAAAGGATTGTTGCAATACCTGATGCCATTGTAGCTATACCAAGAATACCTTTCCCTGATTCAGCGGATACCATTTTTGCGATCGCCTTACCTGAATTGATGGCGATCTCTGCCAAAGCCAACATTTTGCTTGCCATAGCAAACCCTCTGTCAGACTCCCCAATTTGTTCTGTGAGAGCTACAAGACCATTTGTCACCTGTTCCATTGCCTCATATTTAGCTTGTTCTATTTCAATCTCCTTATCGCTCAGTTCTTTTTTGGATTCCAGATAAGCATTCTGTACTTCCAGCTTGCGAAGATTGAATGCTTCTATACTTTCACCTTCCATTTGCTGCAGGCTATCGAGCTCTGCTTTCTTTTGTTCCATCCTTATACGAAGAATTTCCTCTTCGTTATCATATGCTTGTGCGATTTCCGTTTCAAAGCGTATGCGCATGGCTTCCTTTTGCTTGTTGATAATATTCTGCTCATGAGCTGTTGCCAGTTCGTCTATCTTGGTATTGTACTTTGCTTTAATGGCCAGTTTCATTTCTTCGGTCTGTTCTGTGCTGGAGAGTTCCGCCTCTTGTTGTGCTTGTAATTGTTGTATCTTTAACTGGTATTCCTGTTCGCTGCCTTCCTTGACCGATTCCAATTGCAGGGATATCATTTTTAAACGGTTCTCCAGTTCTTTTTTCAGCTCCTCATCGGACAGCTTGCTAAGCTCCATAGATTTTTGTTGTTCCAAAGCCTTTATTTTGGCGTTGATGGCTTCACGAGCCTTGGCGGTAAGGTTCTCTTCTTGCTTTAAACTGATTTGCAAATCCTCAATCTGCCGGGAATAGTTCAATTCAATCTCTTTCCGTGCTTGTTCTCTTTTGTCTTTCACCAAGGCAAGCATAGCATCTTCTGCTGCCCTTACTGCTTCCAGTTCTGTTTGCTTTGCTTCCTTTGCTTTGTCTGCACCTTCCTGGCGGATAGAGTTTAGGGTGTTTTGCTGCTCTGTCTGACGGCCGTAGCTATCTTCCATTAGCTCCTGAAGTTCGTTGAATTGGTCACGGAACACTTTAAGGTCTTCTATCGTACTATCTGATAACCCAAGTTTTTCTATTACTTCATCGGCTGTAATATCACCAGCTTTAATCTGCTCCATCAACTTGCGTACTTCATTGTTCATCTCGGTAAATCCAAGGGTGTTAGCCAGTCTTGCTTCTGCTAGTTCTGTCTGTACGGCAAGGTCCTTCTTCTCAATTTCCGCAGCTTTTTCCGCAGCTTTAATACGTTCCTGTGTGGATAGGGTTTGGTCATCTGCAGCTTTTTTCAGCTTCTCAATTTCAGCTCGGTTAGCGGCACGTGACATGGACAGCATGACTTCCCTCTTGTCTATCTCATTCAAGACTTCTGCCAGCTTCCACGCCTGTTTGGTTTCATTGACTATTTCATCACCGATACCAGCGAATATGGATTTGGCATCATTCCCCGCCTGTTTGAAGTTCCCGGTAAACAGATTCACTAAAGCACTTCCCAACTTGCCTGCCCGGTCTATTAAGACATTTACAGTGGCACCCAGAGCCCCCATTATTTTATTGGCTGCTTCCACGCCCTTCTGTGTTTTGGTGAACCATGATACAAGAGAAGCCAGTACAACCAAAAGAGCACCTATTCCAAGTCCTAGCATGGCGGTTCCAAGTAGTTTGACTACTCTTGTTAGTCCTGTCGTGGTTTTTGCAACAGTAATCAATTTTTGATTTACATTACTTATGTAATTTTTTACTCCGCCCAAAGAGGTCACCATTACATTTATCTGTTGCACGAACGGGATATTGGCATTGGCGGCTTCCATTATAGCTTCCTTGTAATTGCCAACATTTCGGTAATACCGCTGTGTCTCTTCTTCAGCGTCCTTCAGAGCATCAGTAACCTCATTAATTTTATCCCGTAACTTAATGCCTGTAGCCGCATTCCGTTCCGCTTCGGATAAAGCATCGTATTCAGCCGTTAGGTTTGACAGTTTGGCACGGAGAGAAACAAGGCTGTTTTCTTGTGCTTTCTCCTGCTTGAGCTGATTTTGCATTGTTTTCGTTATAACACGTATCGAATCATTACAGTCGTTGATATAGGCTTTAGATGCCGCCATTTCTTCATTGTACTGCTGCCTTTTTATGTCTCCAGCCTTTAACTGTTCCTTCAGTTTCGCCTCTGCTTCTTTGGCTTTGTCGATTTTTGTCTGATACTCGGCTATAGCTTTGATAGCCTCATTATAATTCACTTTGATATCAAGTATCTTTTCTACTTTGTCTGCCATAATTTTAGATGTCTAATTGTAATAATTCAACATTTGCTATTCCTGTATTTTCTGCTGTAACGGATAGAATTGCATAATATTTCCCATATTGGGCCAGATATGCTGGAGTGGTCATATCTAAGTCTCTCAAGTCTTTTTCTGTTATTTCTATTTTTTCTTTAATGATTTTGGGGGTATACACTGCATTTTGAAAGCTTGTGTAGAATCTTTTTATGATATCTGTGAACGACAATTGTGTGAAGGTTCCATTTGATAGACCTCCATTGTTTTCCTCGAGAAGTATTCTTGGTTGAACTTTTTGCAGTTCAGCCTTTCCCTCTCCGTCATATTTGTACAATCGTATGAATGCTGTAATTCCTCTCATGTCGCATCCTGCAAATTTCAACTCTGCCATTTCTCTAGACTTCTCTAATGAGCTGATCAAGCAAGTAATTTCTCCACTGTAGTTGCCTTTTACCGTATCATCGTCTTTGTATTTAAGTATATTTCTTTGTGCAAAGCCATCGATAGTGAATTTCATTTCTTTAGGCTTGTTGGCCATATACGATGCTATTACCCGTCTAGTCCAATTGTACGCTTGTTCTTTTTTCTTTATGATATCATCGACAGACATAAATCTTATAATGTTCGTGCCTTCAATAGGATATGCAAATACGCCTAGCATGGTAGATATTGCTTTAATAAAATCAAGCTGTGTCATATCTGGCAAATTTGGTATAATGGGGTAATGACCATTCCCGTTAAGAATACTTTCGTCTGGTTGCTTGGGCGATACAAGGCTGTTTTCCATTCTTAGATTTATGATTCCATCTACACCGTTTGATACGTCTGCAATAAATCCGATATTTGTGAATCCAAACCGGATATCTGTACCTTTGTTTACTGAGTCAGACTCTACACCTTCGAACTCAAACGTAATATTGTAAGAGTTTCCTCCATTGCTTATTATATCCGTATATCCTATGTTGAATATTTCATTGTTCTCTCCGTTCTCAATATAATAAGCTATCATGGCTGCATTGCTGGGATAGAAAGAAGTTAAAGTATGTATTGATACTTTGCCTGAAGCATTGAGCTTTATGGAGTTTCCTTTTGTCTTTATTCCACTAATGAATGTGCCTTCGCTTAGCGAGCTTTTATTTACCGTTCCATAATATGATGAATATTCTTTGTTTTCGAAGTAAAGTTCAATAGGCCCGGTTCCTTGGTTAAGGTAATATTTTGCATTCAACCACAGTTCATTCTTTTGAGAGAATTCCAACCCGTCATTTCTTGTCAGCAATGGGATAAACAGCTTGTTCAAGACTGCTTGCTGTTCACTTGGAAAAATGAATATCACATCATTATCAAGTGATATATGTTCTAAAATCCATGTTGCTTTAACTGCCGGATGATAGGGTAAGTCTTTATCGGCTGAACGTATATTGTAATTTACTTTTGGGAAAAAGAAATCTCCATGACTATCATATTGGCTTACGTTCTTTCCGCTATTCCATTCGATGTAATAATCAGGAAATGGATCATTCCCTTGGCTTTCATAATGCCAACGTTCTTTTAAATCTTGCAGTTTTTTTTCTTCATTGGCAATACTTGAAAATTGTGTTGCGTTTCCCCATATTAATGCGGTTTCAAACACATCAGACGTGCCTATCAAGTATATTTTTGCCCCTTTGATAATTTCTACTCCGTTTCTTATGTATCTAGCGTCAAGGTAAAATGAAGCAACGGAATATTGGCAGGATGGCAGGTCTGCGTGAAGAAATGCAGACTGATTCCTCACTGTGTTTGGAAGTTTAATAGTGTAGCTTGTGTTACTTACAATTTTGCCTATATCGGTGAATATATTATTCTTGTATTTTAATGTGATATTGGTGCTGTCATCCATATCTACTAATTTGTTGTTGGCACCGACATATAATAATTCATTTCTCATAAGCTCTGCACGTTAGTTTCAGGTAATATAATGTTCGCTTCAAAGTCTTGCAGTGATACCCGCTGTTTGACGAAATTTCCCACAGACACATTTACGGCCATCCATCTGGCGTTACCGTTATCATCATAGCCCATGAACATATCAACAACAGGAGATGTGGCCATTTGGTAAAGGAAGTCATAAGTTATGCTGTCTATTAATGGAGCGCATACGGGAAGTGTCGTTTCTTCCATTTTCCTTTGCTTTCGTCCGCTACCTCCATGGTATCCGTTCTTGTAACTGTAATCCTGCATATTGTTTCTGATGAACTCTCCGTCATTGGATACCTGCGAAGTCTCGTTTCCTTGCATGAATAGCCAGTAACACCACATTCCATGGCGGTTGATCCATCTCAAGTATATTCCACAGTCTGAATTGTCAACCTTACAAGTGATCTTTGTGGCCATATTGAGCAGCCCTCGGAAGGTGAAATCAAAGGTGTGGTCAAAAACAGATGCTGCCGTATTACTTCCAGGTAGATAAAATTCCACCCTGTCTGAAGCATCTATTCCAGCAAGAATGATATTCCATGCATTTTGTCCTGATAATGCGATAGGGGAGCTTTCGGAACCATCTATAGTTACTTTTACATTCCCTGATGTTGCAGAGTATAAGCCTACAGAGAATGGGTAGTTTTTGAACCATGTCAGCACTCGGCTTCCATTATACTGCTCTCCAACCTTACTGGCTCCCCACAATATGAATACGTTGAACTGGAAGCTGTTTTCAAGTGTTCCTGATTCGTTATACATATCAAGCTCTATGCTAAACAGACGTCCTAACTTACTATCTTCGGCGTGAGTTGACTTGTAATCGACTTCTCTGTATTCGTCAAAATAGCTCTGCGTATAGAATGATAGGTCAAAGAAGCAGGAACCACCGAACGTCGCTCTGTTCTCTCTGTCTGATGTGGCTGTGGTGGTGTCCGTTACCGTTGCAGTAACAGATTGATAGTTTCCGCCAAGGATATTTATTATCACAGGATTAAAGCAGAATCCTATTTGGTCAGGATATTCAATTGTTGTATTATCTATCGTATGTGTTCTCATTGTCGAAATTCAGATTTATATGTTCAACTTCTGTTTCATATATAGCCGATACCCTGCTAGCTATATTGTCCACGGTATTTTCTAGATCACGGGAATAGATTTCCTCATGTTTTCTGTTTCGGTATAGTTCCGTTCCTTCCTTGGCTATCTTTCTAGCGACAAGGTAGGCGAAGGAATCGGGCTTCTTTACTTGTATACCCTTATCTTCCACCCATTGGCGGATAATCTTGTAAAATCCTTTCGGAACTTTCCCTGGCCCACGTCCGGTTTCTAGTACTGCGAATGCCTGCCTGCCCCACAAAACGCCTCCGTCCTCCGACATTTCTACTTTCAGACTGCCCTTTGTCCTTCCACTGGCTACTTGTCCGGCTGCTTCATGGTTGGCTATAATTCGCTTGCGTAACGCTTCCAGCTCTTCACCTATTATCCTTAGGGTTCCGGCTTTAGTTTCTGCTGCCATATACAATCTCTTTCACGCTCTTGTTGCAAATAACAGTACCCATTATCTCTTCTAACTTAAGTTGGATAACTATTCCGGTTACATTAACATCCAGCTTGTCATAGAAAACAGAATAAGGGATATCTCCTGATATTTCTTTGAACATCCCACTCCTGTTCAATAGCAATATGAATTCTTTGGCTTTATTCTTGCATCCTTCTATCACTGCATCATTTTCTGTGCCATCAAAATCGAACTTGGTTTTATCCATGAAGGCCATCATACAGTTAGGGCAGTCTCTTAACTGCTGTCTGCCTAGATTAAAAGTTCCGCTTACAGGAAGGAGATTAAGCACTGCCGGCAATTTAATCTTGTCCAGTCTTATATTGGCTGTTTGCCAGTTGTCAAAAAGGTAACTTACACCCTCCATGGAGTCTACTATCTTTTTAATTTTTTGCTCTACCGTCATTTCTTCTTACTTAATATGTTTCTTAATCTACGTTCGAATCTTACTCTTTTGGCGTCCATGTCAAGACATTTATATACTCTGACCCATGGCACGCTGTCTACTTCTGCATGATCAGTGATACCCATGCGCTGCGCATAGTAATCAATCATGCCGAAAGGTCCAAAATTTAGCAATTCGGATCCTGCTTGCTTCTCTTCGGGTGTGGGTGGTACATTAGTCGACGCGAATAGTTTATTTATTCGTTCAACTTCTTTGGCCACCCATTGTACGAATCCCAGTACATCGCTAGCTGGAAGTTGGGATATATAACGTTTACTCAGCCCCATCAGTACAGTACAGGGAACGAACAATATATCGTGTTCTGTTTCGATGGATTGCAGTTGCATCAGTTCTCCCATATTTATGTCGTTTAGGGTATCTGGTGTCTTATACTGCCCTAGTTGATAAGGTTTTCTCAGTTCATCCAACTTGGTTCTAATGACCTCGGGTTCGGTGGCAATGCTGCTTATTGTCAAAAATTCTTTTACTGTCATATCTTTCCTATTTTTGCTTTTGGTCGTTTTGGTGTTGGTTTGATACGGAATATCATTGCCATTATCAGCATATCAAGGTAATCTGTGGAATGACCTAATATTTCTTTCATTTTTTCTTTGCTGATTATTCCTTTCTTCCGTGTGTCTGCATCAATATGTGCTTGTTTGAGAACTGACAATTCTTCAATGATCCGTTCTCGCTGTGCTTCCGTGCATACAATACGAAGCAATCGATTGTTAATCATCTCAGCCAGTTTGAAGGCACACTCTGATTTCAAATTGTCAAATTCAGGATTAATAGGTCGTGCTCCTCCATGAAACTCCTTGATACCGTTCAGATAGCTTTCAAGATAGTTCCCCAATCCGTCAGAGTCCGCAATCATCTTACTACGAGGAATTGAGCATTCTATCATCATCCGCTTCAGGTCTGTTTCAATGGATTTTCCAGTACTGTATTCCTGATCCAGTTTGATAAAACACACATTCCCTTTCCAATGACCGGCGATAAATCTGTCTCGTCCCTTCATTGCAAGGTCTGCAGAACCGGTAGATTCACCTGCAGGAGCAATGAACTCATTCGTGAACAAGTCACAGATAGCGTCGTAGTTACACAGGGCAGTCGGGTCATTATCATACTCCCAATTGCCGAAATATAGGCGTTCCTTTGTTACCCGGTCTTTTGTGTTTCGAAGACTTTCGATGTAGTCTTCTGTTGCCCAAGGATTATCCTGCACCAAAGCCTGGATAAATGCATAAGGAGCTTGTAATTTGTCTTCTTTCCAGAGCTTGTAGAATTCACGGTATAGCCAGTTTTTCTTCGGGTTGCAGGTGATAAGTATCTTTCCGGGTACATGATATACATCGTTCATGTGGCGGCCGATACGGGTTTTCAAGACTTCGAAGGCAAGGTAGTGCACTTCACCAGCTTCCTCTATCCATCCTCCTGTATATTCCTTAGACCCCAATCGTTCATACATCGGATCTTTCACCGGATAATACGTCAAGTCAATATAAACGATTTCACTTCCGTTGTCGAAGGCTATCCCTTCATTTGTTGTCTTGTATGCCGTGAAGCTGTGAGAAGATGCTACCTTATTGAAGGTCACGGTAACGGACTCACGGCTATCCTTCAAATTATTTCGGCCAACAAACCAGCGAGTACCGGGAAGATAGTAGGCACATTGCATCAGCCATTCACAGCCTAGCCATGATTTACCACCACCTCCGGCACCACCATACAATAAAAATTTCGTTTTGCTGTCACGAAGAAAATTGTATGCCAATCGCTGTTTTAAGTTAATCTTTTGCTCCATATCACTTCAATTTGTCAGCTTCGGGAGTATAGGGAAGAAAGTCAAATCCGTTGAAGGGTTTGCCTTGTGTTGTATGATCCACTTCCTGTTTGTCGGACAACCCTAGCTTTCGGGCTATAATGTTTGCATTGAAAGCGCCAACACAGGCTCCTTCAAATTGTTGAGTCTCGATGGTTTCTTCCACCCGCGCGATGACGTGCAAAAAATCTTCATCATTTTTTTTCATGCATTCACTTCTGAAGCTACTCCACCAACGTGATGAAGTACCTAGATAGATACATAATCCGGTGAGAGAGTAGGGGCGCTGTGTAGGTGAAACTTCTTGTTGTGTTTGCTGTTCATTAACAGTTTCTGTTCTTTTACCTTTTTTGCGTCTAACAGGCATGGTACGTTGTATAGCCTTTCTTGTTGTCCATGGGTTTTCATCACACCATTGGAAATATTCGCACGCCGCCTCCCATAACGCTTCAGGCGTGGCGAAGAGTTTATCCCTGCCATGCTTGCTGCGTAACATCCAAAACTGATTTCCTTTAGGTGCTGCCATTGTTTATAGTGTTTTAAAGATTGGTATAATTTCTTTGTCCAAATCCCATTTGCGATTATTGGGAAGAGGAAGTGTGAATTCATATTGCAACGCTTTCAGATAATCACTCTTACTTGCGCTCCTTCCGTTGGTTGATGCTACTTGAAATGACGAACCTCTTAACTCTTTTTCTGGGCTTATCTTCATTCCTTTATCGAATATGTTAAAATCCTTTCCGATGTAAGCTGTGTTTAATCTGACGATGTCAGCTGTGGAATGATAATGCTGGAAGTACCATTCACCAAAACGGAAGTTGGCTGTGAAGTTCTTTGCGTCAAGAAATACGGCTTTAGAACGATGGTCGTGTGTTTCCTTGCGTTCAGATGATTTCTGGGCGAACAGCAGCGGAATGCCAGACCAGAATATCATTCCTCCGGGCTTGCATAATGCTGATAACGAAAGTAAGACATTCTTTTCATCCTCTTCTGAGTTCACAGAGTTCAACACGCTATCGCACACAACCACATCGTACAGCCCGTAGTCCGACAAGGTCTTGCATATGGAAGCACAGTCTTGCCTGATTTCCTTTTCATCAATGATGTCCGCTCCATCTTTGCGGTGGAAGAATTCAATGGCGTCAATGAGATAGCCTTTTTTCTTCAGTATGGTTGCGTAATCCTTTTGTCCGGCACCGAAATCGAGTATGCGCATATCCTTGGTGATGTATGGTATAACCTGCGTTTCATACAACGTTGAATGGCTACGCTTGCTTGGAACCCCGTTCTTTTGCCGTAGCCGTGCCTTTTGGGCAAAAGACTGTATATAGGTCTTTCGTTCCAGATGGGAATACTCGAACACTCCATATTCCTTAGAGAAGTATTTGAGCGCGATTTCTTCTTTCCCTTCTGGAAGGACATATACAAGTAGGTCCATACCTAATAGTTTTACCGTTTTGGCATATACTGTTGAGATGATCACTTTCCCGGTATGGTCACATACGGCATTTGCAAACTGGCCGTAGCGGAGAATCATTTTCGTAAGGTCAACAACACGTGAGTTGTTTCCTCCTTTGGAAAGAATGGAGATATCTTTGTTGGATACAGTATAAAATCCTTCTGTTCCTTTAGGAAGACTTACATTGATTTCTGGTTGGATTTCCGACAACTCACATTCCGCATAGTTGTGAAGTTGGTTGAACCTTACTTCATCGGTGGAGTTTACACCGTCAAGAATAAAGGCTGGAACATGGGTATACCCAAGCAGCTTCATTGTCTTTGTACGTTGGTGTCCTGCCATGATACGTTTATCCGATTGACGTATGATGATCGGTTTGATAATGCCTAATTCCTTGATGGATTTTTTTAAATCTTCTTGTGCTTCATTAGTGAGCAGGCGTGGGTTATATTCTGCCGGGTTCAATATTGATATGTCTATGTATTCCATCATAAGCCAAGTAGATTATTAACAAAACCAACCATTACACCGTTCTCATCCAAATATTCAGAAGCCCGTGCTTTCAGTGCTTCCAGTTCGCTTTCACTGACTGGAATCTTATACCCCTCAAATACTAAATATTTGATATGAGCTCCGGCTTCATAGTTTGCGTTCTTGAGAACATTATGACTGTCTTCTATATCTTCTGAAAAATCTGTCGGATCAGGAAAGCTGATGCCTTCCATACCCCAATTAAGCAACTCGTTACAATCCCAGTCAAACAACTTGGTTATGTCCCATTGTCCGTTGTTAACGTTATCACGTATGATTAGCTCACGTTCCCTTTCCTCGGTCAGGTTGGGAATAAGAACGGTCGGTACTTGTTGCATACCTAGCGATATACAGGCATCATACCTTTGGTTTCCGGCTATAATGATCAATTCGCCAGTACGGTCTGACAGGATGATCGGTCGGGCTTCGAAATAATCCGGATTGTTTCGGATTGACTCTTTAAGTTTGTCTAGCTGTTCATCCGAAATAGTTCTTGGATTGTTTTCCAGTTTCTTCAGTTCCTCTAGTTTTCTGTAAATAATTTCCATAATTGCTTTTTTTGCGTTACAGAAACGAAGGTACTTAATAAGGGAGCTAAGGGGAAAAATGAGGAAAACAAAGTACTGACACGGCTTGTCAATACTTTGTTATGTGTGTTATAATTCCTTTGTTGATATCAATGCCGAATTGCTGGTAAGATAAAGAATTACAGGAAAGTATTTCACTGGTAACCTGTAAAGTCTTGCATTCTTCTTTGATGAATGTTAATATGAAAAGTGGGAAAGATAGTCACACCCTTCGTGGGTGTGTGGATTGAAACTGTCAACTGTCCTGTGATTAAACAAGATATTTTCTCTTGCTGCTTCTTCTACTGTCTGTTTGGTTTCTTCCTTTATCATAATTCGTCAAACTCTTTTTGTAATGTTTTTATCTTGCTATCTAAAGCATACATATAGTTATGAAGGAAATTCTTACCAATAATTTCTTTCTTTAATGGTACATTATTGTGCATACTGTTGTATGTAAATATCAATTTACCACCATATTTTATGTTAGAACTTTCAAATGCTGTCTTATGACTTTTGTATTCCTCTATTTTATTGTTTAGTTCCATTGCTCTGTTAAATTTATCTTTATCCATATCTTTCCTTTCCACCTACCCTAGCAGCATATACATTGCTACTAGGAATAGATAATAAATTGTTGTTTTACTCATTTCTTTCTTGTTATTTATTCGCAGTTGATTTTACAATAATCTTATTATCGGATGATGGCATTACAATCACATTTCCATCATCTGTGCTAATTTTTAGGATAGGATTAAAGTCAAAGTCAGTAGTGGCTACTATAATCATATCTCCAAAAACATATCTTTTGTCTTGTTCCAATTCATTCATTTCTATATCGATTTGAATTACATTACATCTCTATAGTTTTCCGGTTCCCAATTATCAGTATTGCAATTGAAGCAATACCCAGTATCAGGGTTTGTTTCATGTGAATGCGATCCACATGTTTCACACCAATAGCGTTTATCAATATCTGGTTCCAGATCTTTATTATCTTTTCTTGTTTTCTGGATTCGTTCAGTAAGAATATCAACTAAAGCAGGATTATCGAAAGCCCTACCATCATACATTAGTATGATTTCATCAGGGCTACCACTTCCGTGTTTATCCCAACAAATCTTTTTAGCGATTTCTTGCTTAGACTCCACGTCTAAATCAGGAACTATTTCATTCAAGATGGCAATAATGGACTGTTTATATGCTTCGTCCGCATCAGCGATTAGCTGAGTCAATCTATTGATTATATTCATATTTTTCCTGTTTTGAATTTCTTGTTTATTTCTTTTTCAGCAGCTCTGGCCCCTTTCTTGAAACCTTCCACAAAGCTGTCAAAACAAGCTCTATGGATTTCTAAAGTACATCTTCGCATAAGTGGACAAATCGAACATTTTTGGCTAAGTCCGGCTGACTTCTTGGCTATTTTCGTTACATTTTTCATTGGAAACTTAAATTAATTATTACGATTTCTTTCCGCTGCGACTTCACTCATACACATCTTGCACCAGGAGGTGAGACATCGGTATTCCTTATCCCCACATCTGACAGTCCTGTTATAGAACCGGTGGAGCGGAAGGAAACGTCCGCAATGCGGACAAACCTTTCTTCCGGCTTCCTTACCGGCAACCGTCTTGGCTTTACGGTGTACAAGCGTACATCCCCTGCATTCATCCAGTCTGCCTTTGTATTTCCGGCATTTGTGCAGGGAGATGCGCCCGCATGGAGCGAATTTCTCGCAGTCGAATCTGGGTTCTGTGTGATAGATGTTCATACGGCACTGTCCATCAAATCAAACAATGTGGGTGCGCTAACTTCCATCTCCGCCTCATACAGATATGAAAGACTGTCTTTCCAATAGTCATAATTCAGTTCAGTAGATAATCCCTTACGTTTCAGTCTGATGGCACAATAAGGTACTGTGCCGATACCTCCGAAGGGGTCAAACACCAGCTCACCCTTGTTTGAGTACCGTTCAATCAGTCTTTCAACGATATCGAGCTGAAGGGGACAGATGTGGTTCTGCCGTTTCTTCTGTGACTGCTTGGTATTAAGCGTGCGCATACGGGTGACATCATCCCATATCCAGGGCTTCTTGCTTACCGGGTCAACGGCCATGAAGGTTTTTGGCAGCTTACCGTAGGATTCCAACTCTTCGGCAAATGCAACGTGTTCCTCGTAGTTATAGATATGCTCGCGTTCATAATTACGGAACAGATGGCGTATCTTGTCAATACCAGCACCTTTCATGTCCTCATAGCTTAACAGGGAGTTGCCAGATGATTTCCAACTTGCATGGGCGTCTATCTGCCAGCGGGCCAACGAGTATTCACTCTTGTTCTTTGTCACCGGCAAGTCAGCGTATGCACGTGAGGTATCAGAAGGTAGTTTTCGGAAGAGAAGAACATATTCCGGGCAACCGATACCCATCTTTGAACCGTCCTTACACATTTCAGTATAGCCAAGTCGGTAAGTCTGGTTATTCTCCCTTACTACATCCGTATCCACCGTGATACGTCCCATGTAACGGAAGCCGTGTTTCATGTAGTGGAATACTGTCATTTCGCTGAAGGGGTCAATGGTGGGCATGCCGTCGCCCGTGGCATTACCAAACAGTACACGGTCTTTCACATGGATGCAAGCCAACCGCCCCGGCTTCAATATGCGCATAAGTTCAGGCGTAAGGTAATCCATCTGCTCAAAGAACTTGCCGTTGTCCTCATTATGTCCGAAATCATTATAGGTCGGAGTGTACTCATAGTGGTTGGAAAACGGGATGCTGGTTACAATCAGATCTACCGAATTATCTTCCATCTTCTGACATTCAAGAACATTGTCGTTATTGATCGCTTTCCAAAGTTTACCGAATTTTTCCTCACGACTGGCGAACATCCACCGCATCATCTTCTCTTTCGCTTTCAGCCCATACAGTCCGTTTTCACGTACTATGCCGGTCATCTTGGCTACCATCTCCTTATGTTGTGCCCATTTCTGCATGAAGCTCTTGTATATCTCTCCCTCGCTTTCCGCATAGACCAAGTAGAGGTCAACTGGATGTTTCTGCATGAATCGGTAGATACGGGCTATCGCCTGGAACTTATCGTTGAAACGGTAGTCGATAAACATGATTGCCTTGTGACAGTGGTACTGGAAGTTCAAACCCTCACCAAGCATTTCGGGTTTAGCTGCAAGGTATTTCAAACGGCCATCTTTGAAATCAGATATAACCTTGTCGGCTTCTTCATCATTCTGTGAGCCGTACACAGCCTTGCATCCGGGAATAACCCGACAAAGTTCTTCACGTTCCTTTTCTAAGTCATGCCATAGTAGAAAATGCTCATCTTTATTTTCGGGGCGGTTAATGATTTCCACCACACGGGCCATTTTTTCAGACATATTATCCCGGCGTTCTTTCGCTGCATCAGCAAGTCCGAGAGCAGCTTCACGGAACATCTTCACTTGTCCGTCACGGTCGGTACCGGCAGTGGAGTTATCCACGCTTACGACTTCTTCATGTACACGAAGTTCCGGCAGTTCATATCCAGTATCGGGATAACCGAGGTCGGACGGTTTGGTGAGGAACAACGCCCATGTAGATACCCATAGCCAGAACTCCTTTTCCTTGTGCGGATAAAGGGTAAGGTTATTCGCTTTCGTGCTGTCTCGCTGGAAGAACCTTGTAAGTGCCTGCCCGGTATCCATCACTCCAAGGTAGCCGGCATAGTGTATCAGCTCCTTGTATCTGTTGGGTGATGGCGTGGCAGTGGCAACAAACCTGTACGGAACTTCTGCAAACAGAGGAAGAAACTCCTGATAGGTCTTGGTCCCGAATCCACGTAATACGCTCGCTTCATCCAATGAGGTAACGGTAAAGTAGGAAGGTTCTATTCTTATTCCGTCTTCACCGTCACGGACACGTTCATAGTTTGTCACCATGATATTGGTCGGACATTGCTTTACCTCCTGCATAGTACGTACATAGTTCACTTTCATGCCCAGATGCTTTTCGGCCTGTGTCAGGAACTCCACTACTACACGCTTGGGGCAAACTATCAACCCTTTGCCTCCTGTGCGGTTCAGGATCACCCGCAGTATCTCCAACTGAGTTACGGTCTTCTGCATACCGAAGCTGGAGAATATCGCCCTGCAACCGTCGGAAACAGCCCAACGTACTGTATCTTTCACATGGGGATATAAGTACGGGGTAAGTTCATCAGCCTTAACTTCAAATCCTGTCTGATGGCTGATTGCCATCTTGTCTTTCAAAAATTCTATATAATCTTTCATTATGCTATTCTTTTTTTGATTAAACTCATGTTCTTTTCCACAAGCCTTATAATGCGGTCATGATACTCTGATGTTCCGTTGCATACGGCTCTTGACTGTACTATCTGAAAAGATTTAAGATTCACTTCGATGGTTTCCACATGTTTTTCTCCGGCTATGGCTGTCATGATCAGGCATTCACTGCGTCTGTAATACCTGTTGGCGTATACACAATGGTGCATGGCTTTGCCCTCCTTGTAGAACTGGGTTACGCTTTCAAGCGGACGGATGGTTATGCCGTCGCCTTTGATTTCCATGCCGAAGAATCTTTCCATCCGGTTGTAGAATGATGCTATATCCTCCTTGAGCTGCTTTTCTTTTTGGATAGCCTTTATTCTGTCCCTTTCCCTTCTTTGCCTTGCCTCAATTTCATTTTTCTTTCTTAGTAATCTGTCGTGCTCGGCTTTTAAATTTTTGGGACATACGTATTTGGCGTTATGCAGATCCTTGTGGAAATAGGACAGCAGGCTTATATAGTCATTCCACATGCTTGCATCTCTGATTATATAACGGTTGCGGTTGCAGATGTTGAAGGACGGTTTATATCGGAGTTGGTAATAGCCCGTTTTGTACATGTGCTTTAACATATCCGTCTGTCCGGTCTTGATACATAATTCCGCATCATTGCCACCTTTCAGAAGGTCTCGTACAAGTTTTGAGGGGGGTACATCGGGGAACCGTTTCCCGATTCCCCGCTTTCTCAATTCCGAGATCAGTTTCTTTCTTGGATATATCCATCCCCATATCGCATATAGGTCTCCACGATAATTCCAGCTGTAACTGCCGTATTCACCCTTTATGCTCAGTGGTTCCGAATATATCCATCCGCTGCTTCCCATATTCATCGGTTTTGCCATGATGGTGCGTTTCCCCTCGACGGTGATCCATTCCTGAACCACTTCAAAGAAAGTATAGTGAATATAATCCTGTCTGCTGTTCAAATCAAAATTCCTTTTTCTGACGTACTTGCAGCATAGTATATGTCTTATGATTTGGAACTCTCCGGCGGTCTGTAAGATGGACATATACTTTTCTTCCTCGACTTTTCGTTTCCGGCTGACCTTTGCGTCCAGTTTGTGGTGGCAGTATGGGCATTCGGTCGTATCACCGAGCAGGGTGGTTCCCAGCTCGCTATTGCTTGTGTCTATCCATGTTCCGCCGCACTCGGAACACCATAGCTCATCCTTGCACCTATATGCTTCGTGGGTGAATATATGTTCTTTCGCCCATTCTTTTTGTACTTCGGTAACGGCGGACAGTTTGCCGCTTAGTTCGGTTACACGTTTCTCAAGTTTCGTTCTCGGTTTCATGATTAGAACAGGCTCATTTGTTGGACATTATCATCCGCTTTCTTTCGGACGTTTTTCTTCCTGAGTGTCTGGTATTGTTCTTCCGCCAGCCGTGCGATTGCTTTGTCACGTGCCGCTTTCTTATCTTCTTCGGTGAGTTCCACAGGTTTGGCGGAGGATGATACGGACGTTTTCTCTCCGGCAGGCAGCCGGTTTATTTTGATATCGTCCTCATCATAGTAGTGCACTGCCATCCCGTAGACCTCCTCGTCTGAAATCGCTACGGCGTTACCACGCTTCCTGGCTTCACCCATGATATAACTACAGCATTCATCAATGCTTTTCTTCTCATTCGCATATTTGGGGGCGAACAGTGAATCTTCTTCCGCCCGTTTGTCCAGATAGGCTTTGATTGCCTGTTTGAAACTTTCATTACTTGCCATGGTTACTTAATTTTGAAGTGGTTGATAATATTTATTTGTGATTGATTCTGATGTTATACTCGCATAAGAATTTTCCTATATCGTCGCTTGCTATATTGGGAGGTGGTGCATTATCTCCGTATATAGCCCGTATTGCATCCTCATTTCCCCCGTATGCCTTCCAATAGGTGTAGGCAGTATGGTTGTTTGGAACGTTAGGAAAAAGTTCTGTGAAGGCGCTGAAATCGTTTTTAGCCTTTTTTTTGAGTTCCTGAATGTTTTTTACTCCCTCAATCATGGCGCACGCTGCATCTTCTATCCGGGTGAAACCTTTTTGGGATTGTTTCATGGCGGTTTCATTGGACAGTTTGACGTGCTCGTCTCTTCTATCCCTGCAAAAGTCCGATAGGGCTACCATAATGGACTGGTTGTTTATCCTGTTTCCCCAGACGAACTGTCCACGGCTTCCGTTTTTAAGCTGTGTGAAGAATATGCAAAGCTCGGCCAGATTGAGAAAATAATAGCTGGCCAATATGCTTAGCGCCGTTTCGGCAAGTTGTTGAGGTGCGATATCAATGCCTGCGTATCGGAGGATTGATTGCAGGTGCTCTGTGATAATCCTGACTGATGTGGCGTTGCCGAAGACAACATTGATGTCCGCAAGGGTGGGAATACCCTCAATCCTGATTGCTTGTGCTAATGTCAGGTTACAATTCAGCTGGGCTTGCGTGCCGGACCAGTCGTCAACCAATTGGGAGGCTGTTGATCCATTTCTCAAGGTCTGCTGGAGCGGTGTCAGTGTCTCCGGCTTTTTCCTGGATTGAGGTATCTGTCCTGGAGACATTATCACAGTGATCTGTTTTTGTAGGCTTGTTTCCATTTTGAAGTCTTTTTTCGATTATCCAAAGGTTAGCCCGGCTGTCCCATCGTTCAATTTTAGCCCCGTTGGTGTTTTTCCAGCTTAGCGCATCGAAGTGGTAGAAGAATATCTCTGCCTGCTGCTCCCAGTCCGGGAGCTTGTCACGGAAGTAATCTTTCACCTGTTCCAGGGTAGGGGCTATAAATTCGGTTTTTGGTTTTGAAGGCTTCTTTTTAGGTTTTTCCTGCTCGGGCTTAAATAACTCGCTAGAGTTATTATTATCTTTACTCTTAAGTCTTATATTAATGTTAGCCTTTTTACTTAAAGGTTTACTTAAGTCATTACTTAAGAGTTTACTTAAGGGTTTACTTAAATCATTTAAGTAATAAACGGGCGATTTCGCATTTTTCTTACCTGACTCAAACTGTAGTAAACCTTTTTGCTGTAATCTGTTCCTGACTTCAATTACGGTTGGTTCTGATATACCGGTTGCGAGGACGATTCGTCTGTTGGGACACTCAAACGGATTCTCCCAACCCCGACTATTGCACTCGTTCAAAAGGAAGAAGTACAAATAAACTTCGTTCGAGGAAAATGCTACACTCTGATGTGTCTTCCAAAATTGGTTTACGTAATCTATATAAGTCATTGTAGGTAAGAATTTACTTCGTTTATGAACTCCTGTAGTGAATGGCAGATAACATACTTGTTTTGGTATCTTTCTGCTTCTGTCTGCCACGTTCGTTGGTGCTCGCTCTGTGTACCCTTCGGTGTCTTCATCTCTATACAGAGGGAAGCCCATCCCTTTTTGGGTATGAGCAAAATCAAGTCTGCTACACCTCTCACTGCTCCTTCATACTTCATCCGTGCTCCTGTCTTGGCATCACGTTTGCCACCGTTGGGCACTGCAAAAAGCATACGAGCCAGTTTGGGATATTGTAACCGGAACCATACCAAACAATCATGTTGTATTTGGCTTTCTGATAATGGTGTTGTCTGTTTCCTCATATTCTTCCGTTGAATAGGTTCATTGCCATATCTACCACATTCTCCTTAACCACATCATCCGTCCCTGTCACTCCGTTGGCTATTCCTTTTTTGGTCTGAATGACATCATACATATATTTGTCGATAGTATCCTTTCCAAGATAGTAGTAACAGTTTACGTTGTTCTTCTGTCCGTTCCGATGTGCTCGGTCTTCTGCCTGCTCACAATCGGAGAAAGTCCATGGGAACTCGATAAACGCCACACGGCTGGAAGCTGTCAATGTAAGACCTGTACCTCCTGATTTGTAGTTAAGGATGATCAGCTTGCAAGAAGGGTCGTTTTGGAAGCGGTCTACCGCTGTCTGTTTTTGAGTAGCATTGTCTTCGCCTGTAACGGTGACAGCTTCAGGGAATATCTTCTTTAATTCCTGTACTACTTCTTTCAGGTAAGCAAAGACTATCAGTTTCTCACCTCCGTCAATCACGTCATGGATGAATTCGGAAAAGACTTTGATTTTTCCCCTGGCTGATATGGCTTTCAATATTCCCATTTTCACCATTACTTCGCCTCTTAATGCCTTGGCCACCTTTTCATCGTCCGCATTCTTGTAAGTTCGGAGATACTGTATCAGGTCGGCTTCCGCTTTGTCGTATTCTTTGCGATTGGATATGTCCACCTCTATATATTGGCGTGACTTGTCCGGCAACTGAGTGAGTACCTTGGCCTTTTCGCGCCGGAAGAAGCAGGTCGATGATAACCTCCAGTTCAGTTCTTTCACATTGCTTGACTGTTTAGGTCCATCGCAGAACCTCTCTACGAAATACTTGTATCCTCCGAAATCCTCTAATCGTCCCATTATCTTGAGTTGTTGTATAAGGTCTGTATTGTTGTTCACTACTGGGGTTCCCGTCAGTTCCAAGATATATTCTTTGCCTTTACATATTCCTTCTACGAACTTGGATTGCTGGGTCTTGGTGGATTTGCACTTGTGTGATTCGTCAATGACTACGGATTTGAATAACGATATTCGCGGGTCAAACTCAATGGATTTCATGGTAAACCGTGCATCCTCCTTTACTTTAAGTACAAAAAACTTTTTCAGTGATTCATAATTTGTTATGAATATGTTGCAGCATTTAGTCTCAAAGAAACGGTGCCAACTGGCTTTATTGCGATCATCCAGAATCATGGCATTTTTTCCGGCAAATTTCTTAAATTCACGTTGCCAGTTTATTTTCAATGCGGCCGGACAAATGACAAGGCACGGATACGCTTTTGCTATCGTAACCGTGCCTATTGCCTGTAATGTCTTTCCCAGTCCCGGTTGGTCCCCGAATATGCACCGCTTGTGCTGTAGCGCATAAGCGATGCCTTCTTTCTGATATTCGTACGGTTCTAACAGCAATCCGTGTGGAACCGTAAGTTTTGGAAGGTCGGGAATAGTATAGTCATTATACTCTCTTGTTGTCACTTTGTGCTGTACCCGGCTGCATATCCTTGTCTGTACCGCCCAATCTGCCATCATCCTCACGTATTCCTTATCTTGTAGAGAAACCTTCCAAGCTTTTTCGTCAGCGATATAGGCTGCCCGGATATTCTGTTTTACACTTGGAATCCGTTTGACCAGCTCCACTAATCTTGGATGATATGGGAAGGCTAGTTTGAAGCAGTTGGGGGTAGTAGTTACGCAAAATGGGGACGGCGGTATCATGATGCAAGTTGTTTGACTTTACGTGGTTTACGTGATTTAATTTTCTTTCCGTTCATTATTATGTCAACCCCTGCATCATTCATAGCCTGCTGGAATTCCGCAACCTCTTGATTGAAGTCTGTACCGGCTTCTGGAATGGCGTCCGGTTGTACGTCTGCGTTCGCCGTGTCTTCCTCAAACGGAAGTTCCTGTTGTACAATTCGCCATTTTTTGTTGAACAGATACTCTTTGACTTCGAACTCACAGGATTGGATTTCCTGCTCCAACTCGAAGGCATTGATATACGATTCATTCTCATTATTGAACATGGTGAACGGAGCGCATAGGTTCAGAACTTTTCCTGTTTTGAGAAAACGTTTGGCTACCAGAGTAACCCCTTCATTATCTCCATCTCCGCCAATGGAATATCCTGTAACGTCAAGCACCTGTCCTATGATATCAGGCACTTCATCTACTGATTCTATACCGTCCACTTCTTTCTGTTCTGTAAGCAAAGCGGCGTGGGGATTCAGCTTGCTGAACGCATTGATAAGGTCTGATGTTACCAGGTTCTTGCCTTCTACGGTGGTTGTACCATTCTCATCCTTGTAGGTGGCCACCAAGGTACTGTCCTTGGTGATTTTAGCTTTTATGATCTTCATTATCTTCTATATTTATATTCGTTGACAAATTCGTTATAATAACGGTCTTCCGGAAGGGGAAGTGTTATTCCCAGTTCCGTGGCTGCATCTGCTTTGACCTTATTCAAAAAGTCCGTCATTTGCAGTGTGTTCAGTTTCGATGTGCTTCCGGCTATGACCGTTTCTTTTCCTTTGATAATGGTTGTCCTTCGTAGATATAGGTTGCAGTAATAATCGTGTACGTCCTGTTTGTCCGTTCCTGTTTCCTGTTCGATACAGGTAAACCAAAGCCACATCAGGGCGTTTTGACTTAATGTGCGCGGCTCTGTGTAACGTTCGATAATTAACCTGTAACGACCGTTACGGAGCTGCGAGCACATGAAATCAAAGGACTTGTTCAGTGTTACCACACCTTTTTCTTTTATAAGGATAGCTTCTTGTGCCATTATTCCAGTCCGAAAATCTTCTTGTCCGTGATAGATTCTCTATTAGCTTCCAAAAACTCTATGAAATGTTCTACGTGTGCCGTGAGCAGTTTCACTGTCTGTTCGTGATTGTAAGTATAATATTCCGGATATTGCGTACCACTGATAAGCGGTGTGCGGCTGGTACCGCCTTTCAGCGCATAAGCCGTAAACTCAAATGCCTTTATGTTTTCCATCTGACCGGAAGCAATTAGGCAATAAGGGTAGACATGGCGCTGCCACCCGTGGGCGTATTTGCCGAACTCGTATTTAGATGTGGATTTTATGTCATAAACAACATTCTTTCGGAGTTCGTCGATAAATCCGTATAACTCCACATTTCCGTACTGGGTAGGAAGAATGGCGGATACATAGACCTGACTTAATGAGCCTTTGAAATACTCTGCCTGTTCTATACACCATTGTCTGTCGAAAAGGAAATGCCGTGCAGGTGCGATATCCGTTGCGGGGAAAGCTACTTGTATAGTATTGGTTTCCTTATCGCCAATGATGGAGTAGGGGGAACGCTCTGTCGGCACGTGATTTTCGCAATGGACATAGCAGTCAATGATAGCATTGAAGGCTGTTCCCTTGTCGGCTGCTTCACTCTCAAACGGTACACGGTTGATAGCATCCAGAAGGTCTTGTTTCAGGCTCTCTTCGATTTCTTCCGGAGAGCGTTTATACTCTCCGGTTTCATTATCAATGTTCCAGAAGTTTTCCACTTTTTCATCAGCTCTCAGATACTTGTCGAATTTGTCAAGTAATGAGGGATAGATTCTATAACTAGGCTGCTTCATATATTTTTTTTACTTTGTCGAATTTCAACCCTAATTCCTTGCATCTTTTATTCAGTAGCATACCTGCTTGTAATTTGCTGTCGAAGATATGCTGCAGGCTCTCCAGTGATTGTTTCACTTCGTTGGCCGTGTCCGCATCCGCTACCATGGCTATCTGTTCCTTGATAACTTCCATAAGACCTTCATATTCGGAGGACAGTTCTGCCTGTTTTTCCTGATAGGTCTGATAAGTGTTTACAATCTTTGTCATAAAGTCGTTCGGTCCGGTGATTGTACCTTCTGCATTAATGATAACTGGTATCTTTATGCGTGCCGGAAGATTGCAGGTATTCTTACCGTAGAATTTCTCGCACGGATCAAAAGAGATGGTTCTGTCCTTACCTATGGCTTCCATATAGCCTACAAGATCAAGCTCTTTAATCAGGTCACCGGCAGAAGAACCTCCGATTTCCGGGCGTATCTGTTTGTCCTCTCCGTTCTTTTCCTCGCGTTCATGGGCTACGAATATTACTGATTTACCCATTAGTGTGACTTGGTTTACGAAGTTGATGAACATATTCTTTCGTACTCCATATCCTTGCAGGGACAGTGTGCCATCCGCTTTCTTCATTTTGGGATTGTTTTTCATTATATATTTATCCATGAAGGATAACATTTTTCCTGCCGTATCAATAACGATGGTCTTGTATTCGGCAATTTCTCCGCTCGTAAGAACTTCATCCACCTCTTCCCATTTGGAAATTTGTACGGTGTCTACACGGTGGGCTGCATTCACACGGTGAACGCCACCGTCAAAGTCCAGGAGTAGTGGCTGGGGAGAGCTTAACGCCAGTGTGGTCTTTCCCATACCAGGTTGTCCGTAGATTAATGCCGACAGGGCATTCTTAACTGTCAGTTCGTTAGGTTTTTTGATAAGTCCCATAATCAATAATTTTTAGTGGTTAATAAATGAGTTAAAAAAAATAGTTCCCGGATAGTCGGCCAGGACACACCGGGATAAATAAGGATATAGAATATAACATATAAAGAGGGCTCTCACCTCACGCTGTCCTTTCCAGCGGCTTTGGGTTAAATTATTATCTAACAAATTGCTCTCTGCTTCACTGCCTTGAAGTCTCTAACATGGCTACGTTTAAAGGGTGTACGGCTCCCTCTCTTTGGGTGTGGGTAATACAGGATTCGAACCTGTATCTGTATTCCTACTGAAAACAATCACAAACCGTCTGAACGTAAAGAAAAAAGTGAATACCGCTTTTCCATTAAGCTAATTACCCGTGTGGCTTATGCCACTTTCTTTTTTAATTTTCTAGGCTTCCTTGGCATTTTGACCTGTGCATAACGCAGGACATCACTGGCATTGCAGAACCATTTCCCGTTTTGTGCGCATGTAGGCTTGTCGGAACGTATTTTGTTTTCTTCGATCAGTCTGATAAGCCTTCCTATGCCTCCAACTATTTTGGCCGCTTCTCTTTTACCGAATGTATGAGTGTCCATGATGGCTAGGATGTCTGCTAGCCGTGCTTCTGCCGTTCCATCAAATAAGATGGATGTCCGTAGTTGGTTGTTAACTGTATAGTTCATAATCTGAATCTGTTTTTGTTCGTCTTGTTCTTGATACTTGGGTGGTTCTTGTCTTTGCTCTGCTGCATTGTCTCATGTCGGGATGAAAATCCAATGCGGCAATGACAAGGAACAGGATGGAGAAGAATAGCTCAAGCCCGTGTTTACGTATCTCTTTTATATCGAAGTTGATCTTCATGCGCTCACAGAACATGTATAATACAAGCTCGGTATCTTTGGAAATACCCAGCTTTTTGTATATATCCCGCTTCTGTGCTTTGATGGTCCATTCCGAGCGTTGCAGACTGTCGGCTACTTCCTTGTCGGCCAAACCCTTGCAATATTGTTCGGCGACAAGATGCTCGCGCTCTGATAGCGTAATCATGACACACGCTGGATTTTGAACTCTCCGCGCTTGCGGTCAACCTCTCCTGTTCGTTTCCAATCGGCATTTTCTACACACATCTCCAATCTTAGTCTGGAAATGGTTGTGTTGACGGAAGATATCGCACGCACAGGGAACACAACGATATCACCTACCTTCATCGCTCTCAATGTGGCCGCCCAATTTTCTGTTACTTTTACCATATTACTTCAATTTAGCGAGTTTAACAATGTTGTCTAGAGCATTAATGCTGCTTTCGTGTCGTGCCTGTAGGCGGGTGAACGAATCGAACCACATGTCGCTCTGTTCCTTGACTTCTTTAAGGTCTTGTTCCAGTTCTTGTACACGTCTTACAAGGTCTTCGTGTGTCATGCTTTGTAATTCTTCTACTGTTGTCATAGCTTTATTTTTTTTGATTTTCAATATTGTCAAGTTCGTTGCTTATCACTAGTAGTGTGGCGGTGAATGATGCTGCCGCCACCCAAAACCATGCGTCCATGTTCTGCATGGTAAGAAGGAGCACTAGAAAGGATGCTCCACAGATGGAAATCATTGTTTTCATTTATAAGTATATAGATCTTGCAAAATCATTCTTTGCTATTTTATCATACCAATAATCCTCTTCATTTTCATCATAGGATTGGGGCTCTATTGTCACGTTCCTTTTAATCTTGTCTTTGTGACTTATTACATCATCCAGTGCTCTAATTGCTTTCCTCAACATTTCCGCATTGGATATCCTTCTACGCTTCATGAGTTTCATTAGATAGTACATCTCTCTTTCACCTTTGATCTCAACTAATAATGCCCTGTTGTTAGGATTTGCCGTAAAAGGATATGCTGGTTGTTTTATCAGTCTATAAAGGCTGAACACTTTTCCTATCATGGAGTCGTCCAAAGCTCTTTCTTTTTTCGAAACACAAGACGCTCTCAGCGCAATCCTTATCAAATCACATACATTCATACCGTTTTGGATCGCGTAACTATTTATCATTTGGTATATTTCTTCCGGGATAACAGTTTGTAACCTAACGGATCTGCCATATTTTGCTTTGGGATTTTTCATATATGCTATCCTTTTGCACATTCTGTCCAACAGTCTGTCAGGAGCATTATAGAAAGCTGTGACTGCATGGTAATATATTTCGTTTCTGAACCGATAACCACTCTTGCTCATGTTGAGGGCAACGGCGTTTTTCAAGTCTACAGGTATTGCCCCGATAGAATAATATACATACTTATTAGGGGTATTGTATTCTTTACCATATTTCCAGACTTTCATTGCAATACTTTCACAAGGTTTTCCGCATATATGAGCGATGTAATTAGATAATAGGTAGCACATTATTTCAACTCTGTAGGCTTTGTTGCGGTATAAAGAGAATTTTAACATGATTTTTTCTCTTTCTTCTTTTGTCATGTAAAGAGTCAGACATGAAATTTGATTTTCCTTTCCGCCCTTCCAGCCTTTCGGCATTATCGAAAGGTTGATTTCTTTGTTTAATCTAATTAGGTTTCTCATAAGTAGATATTATTAGTTTGTGCCCCGATAACCTCTCTCTGGTCTTCCCACCGGAGTTGTCAGCTACTGTTCTTCACTGCATAACCGTTCGGGGCATGATTGCCCTTACTTCGCCCGGCTGCTTGCATCGACCTTGTTACAGGCTGCTTGCTTCGACCGTTAGTTCTCGCGTCCTCTATGCTGGGATTGAGGGTAAGCGCCAGTATCGCTTTCTGGAACGGATTGCTAAGGGCAATCACTCCATGTAGTTCCTGCCATACCTTTTACGGATTGTTTCCGGTATCGAGACCGGACAGGATAATCCTGATTAATGTCCTTATTAATCTCCGCAGTACTGGGAGCCTAAATATCCACGGCTGTTGGAGTTGTAGCAGTCTGACCATTCGGCTTTGAAAGTGACTTTTTCTGCTTTGACCGGAGTGAACACTTTGTTGTTTCTTTCTTCCTGTTGTCTTGCCAGCTCTTCCTGCATTGTAACATTCAGTTTTGCCAGTTTCCATGTTGATTTCAGAACTTCACCGAAGGTCTTGCCTTGTTTCTTGCCTACATACTTGTAAGTTCTGTGGGCATCTCTCATAATCTGTCGTAAATCGAATCTTTTCATTGTCTTACCTCTTTTTAGTTAGTCAATATTTTTGCACTTCCGAACTATTTTTCGTTCCTTTGTGCTGTTGTTTATTGTTTGATGTTGCAAAGATACTAACATCACTGATATATCAATGATATTAGCCTATAAATATCACTGATATTAACTTTAATTATCATTATAGGCTTAATATATTAGTGATATGTACGATTTGAAAGGATTTAGACAGGCTTTTAATCTTACTCAAAAGCAATTGGCAGAGATTCTAAAATGTCAGCAGTCAAATATCTCTGGAATGGAAAAGACTATGAGAGACTTAGAACCGATACAAAAAAAAAGGCTGGAAGAAGCATACGGTTCTGAGTCCGTGGCTAAATTTGTTGTATCTTCTTTTTTGGAAAGTACGATAAATGATAGTCGAAACAAAGGGGATATGGGAGGCTACACCACATATCTTCTTCCCATGTCAGCTATGGGAGGAACACTTACGGGTTTTGCGGCTCCAGGCGCAATGCTCCAAAATTGTGAGGCTATAATTTCACCCATTGAAGATGTAGACTTTGCCATTACAGTATATGGAGATAGCATGGCACCTGAATACCCCTCAGGTTCCCGTATTTTGATAAAGAAGATAAACCCCAATATCTTTATAGACTGGGGTAAAACATACGTTTTGGATACTGCAAATGGGGTTATAGTAAAGGAACTCCATGAATGCAAGGGTAAGGAAGGTTATGTGAAATGCCATTCGGTAAACCCGGATCCGAAATTCTCGGACTTTGACGTTCCTTTGTCAGAGGTGTACGGCGTGTATCGAGTACTTATGTGTATGTCGGCAAAATAACAAGTGAAAGCAATCTGTATAATAAACTTTTAATATAAAATACTATGGATTTTAAAGATGCAATTAAACAACTCGCAGACAGAGTTGGAAAATTAAAAGATAACATTCAAACAGAAGAAGCAACAAAGAACGCTTTTATCATGCCTTTTATAAATGCTTTGGGATATGATGTCTTTAACCCGTTGGAAGTATTGCCAGAAATGACTTGTGATATTGGTACAAAAAAGGGAGAAAAGATTGATTATGCCATAATGAAGGACGATCAGCCTATCTTGCTTATTGAATGTAAACACTGGAAGCAGGATTTGAATCTTCACGACAATCAACTATTGCGTTATTTCAATGTTTCAAAGGCTAAGTTTGGATTATTGACTAATGGTATTATTTATCGTTTTTATACAGATTTGAAAGAACCCAATATAATGGATGATAAACCATTCTTGGAAGTGGACATAACGGATTTGAGGGATAATCAAATTGAAGAGTTGAAGAAATTTCATAAATCGTACTTTGACGTAGACAATATACTAAACTCAGCCAGTGAATTAAAGTATATGGGAGAATTGAAGGCTATCATTCAGGAGGAATTTTCCTCACCGAGCACTGATTTTGTGAAAATGTTTGCGACTAAAGTATATGAAGGAAGAATGTTGCAAAATATAATCGATCAGTTTACCCCTTTGGTAAAACGTGCTATTTCTTCACATATCAATGATATCATTAATGAGCGTTTAAAAGGTGCTTTAACCGTTAGTGATTCAAAAATTGAGTCGGCTCAACCGAAGCAAACTGACACTCCGGCTGAAGAAACTCAAGCAGAAAATCAACCAGAATCAAAAGTCGTTACTACAGAAGAAGAACTTGATGCTTATCGTATCGTTAAGGCAATCTGTCGGAAAAAAGTGGATATATCCCGTATAGTATATCGTGATGCTCAAACATACTTTAGCGTTTTGCTTGATGACAACAATAGAAAGCCTATTTGTCGTATGTATTTCAATACAGCTACAAAATATGTGGCTACCATTGATGAAAATAAGAAAGATGTGAAACATGTTATTGAAAGCCTTGATGATATTTATAACTATGAGGATGAATTCTTTAAGGCGATCGATATGTACGAACATAAGGAATAG